AGATAATAATTGTTGTTTAGCAATGAAAAGTAATCCGTTTGGAGACTTAGTATCGATAAACATTTTACCTAAACGTTTAATATCTTCTGCTGAGTCTCTAACAGCATTAATACCTCCCCTTAATAAAAAATCTGTTGTTCCTATAGAGGAAGAAATATCATCAGGGATAGGAGTAGTAATATATGGTTGCCCACTATTACCTCCATAAACCCTGTCGTTCCCATATCTTAGGGACTTAAGATCCGTTTTAAGGTCAATTAAACCCATTATTATTTAGGTAAGTTATCTAAATAAGGTAATTTTCCGTTTACTTTAGGTGCTAATCCGTTTAAATCTAATTGAGAAATAGCTAAATCAGTAGCATAATTAGATTTTCTATCGTAAACTAAAGGTTGTTTACCATCTAAATCTAGATTTGATTTTGCTAAATCTTCTTGGTATTGAGATACACCATCATATTTAGTTGGATTTTTTCCATCATAAGCTGTGAAATTCGATCCTGCGGTTTGTAATTTATCTAATAATCCCATAGTTGTGTTTTGTTATAAATATTAAAATTATTGAACTCTATAAGTGCTTACATTCATTGCTGTACCTACTTTAGTTCCATCTAAGTACACATTTCCACCTTGCTTAATAACACTTATTAACTCATCCATTTTTTCATAGAATTTAGTTAAAGGTATCACTGCTTCGGCACCTGCTTCACCAATTACTGCGTTTGTAGGGCCTGTAACTATACCTCCTTCAGCCATAAAAACAGCATCAGTTAAATTTGCTTTAGGTATTAAAGGTAAATCAACACCCGGAACATTATTAATACCATCAATTATATTATTAACTAAACCAATAGCTAAATCAATAATTGCTTGGATAGGAGATAAAACTGCTCTCATAATACCCATACCAATTTTCTTTAACCCATCAAGAATATTTCCATTAAGTATATCTCCAATCCCTGAAAAAACTTCTGTAAATCCTTTTAGGTTTTCTTTTATCATATCAATAACAGTAAATACTGCTCTAAAAGGAGTTAATATAAAAGGTCCAATAATTTTACCTATAGTTTTAAATGTATCTCCCAAACTTGTTCCTGCGGGAAGCATTTCTTCAATTAAAGAACTAATTTCCTGGATTGGTTCCATTATCATATTTAATGCTGGAACTAACATGCCTTGGAATATATCTCCTAACATTTTAAGTACAGGAGTTAATACTTTCATTAAAGGTTTAACTGCTTTTTCAAAAATATCCATGAATATATCTAAAACAGGCATTAAAGGTTCCATTAACCCTATAAATAATTCTTGTAATCGTTCAGTTATTGCTGATAATTTTTCTTGTTGGCTAACTGATTCTAATTGAGATTTTAAGGCTTCGTCTTTAAATCTAGCATCTAATTGAGATTGAGTAGCACCTTCAGCTACCATTCTGTTATATTCTTCTTGAGCTTTATTTAAATTTTCAAAACCAGCAGCTTGTAATTTTTGTTGGTTGTCTTGAGCTTCTAACATTTTAGCTAAATCTTCTCGACCCATACCAAATGCTTTAGCTAATGCTTCCTGTTGTATAACATTCATTTTACCAAAATCAGCAGCCGTACCTATTTGTTTAGACATTTCTGCTGCTAAGGTTGCGGCATCTCCATTTAAAGCTGCTGTTCTTGCTCTTTCAAGATTTAAATCTTTATTAGTAAGCAATTCAGCTTCCATTTCGGATTGAATTGAGCTTTCAAAATCTAATAAAGCACTTGATGTTTGTCCTAAATCCTCTATTTCTAATCCTAATTTTTTAGCATTAACTGCTGCTTTAGTAAGTTCTTCAGCACTACCTCTTAATGTTAAACGAGTAGCAGCTGATGCTTTACCTATTGATTCTTGAATTTGTTTTTGAGAAAATGCTGTTTTATTCTGATTATTTTGTTGAAGTAAAGTTTTATTTACTGTGTTAAGATTAGATTTAAGAGAGTCACCATTTAATAATCCTAATTTAGTAAAAGATTCCATAGCTACGTCTGAAAGTTTAAGACGTTTTTGAATAGAATCAAATTCTTCAGCCATCTGTCCACTAAATTTAACTGAAGTTCCAAACATATTATTTAAAGAACTTTGGGCTTTCATCAGTCCCTCAGTGTTAACCATAATATCATCGGAACTCATAGCTACTTGGTTCATTTCTGCTGAAAGTCCTTGGGCTTCTTTATATGAAACACCTAATTCTTTAGCAGTATCACCTGATGCGCTGTCTATTTTTGTAAAGGCACTAACCAATTGTTCAATAGCTAAAGCAATTAAAGCAACAGGACCTAAACTTTTCATTAAATTAGAACCTAATTGTTTAGCTAAATGACCAGCAGCTTCCATTTTAGAAACATTACCTTCACCAGCAGCAACCATATCTTTAGTACTTTGTAAAGCTTCATTTAAACCTAATTTAGCTTCAATAGCACCAAAACCAGCCTTTCTTAATCCTTCTCCAAAACCCTCAGTTAAAGCACCTAAAGTTCCGGTTGTTTCGTTAAGAATTTGTTCATTTTGTACTACTTGAGCTAAAGTAGATTCAATGTCTTTATATAAACCATCTTGTTCTTCTAAAAGACCATTTACGTTTGCTAATGTTGCTACTTCTTTTTCAGATAAACCAACAGAAGTAGCTTTTTCTTTTAATAATCGTTGGGATTGTTCTAGATTTTTCTTTTCAGCTAATGTTTTTTCTTGAAGACTTTTTAAATCTTTAGAATTAGCAACTTTGATATTATCCTGAATATCTTTTAACTTTCCAAATACTCCTGTAAGATTGCTTACGGCTTTGTTTGCTAATTGATATCCTTGGACTTGTCCTTTAATTTCATCTGAAATGGAGTTTAGTCCTTCAAATAAGGTGTTTACTTCGGCATTAACATTTCGAAAGGCCTTATTAAATTCCTTAACGTTTTCTATTTCTTCTTTGGAAAATTTAATATTTTTATCAGCCATCTAAACAATTTTATTATAAATATTAAAAGGCATCATTTTTTAGATGCCTTTGTAACATAAGAAGGTACGTCAACTTTATTATATGCTTGTTTTGCTTCTTTAGGTTTGTTAAAATCTATTTTATTTCCACTGTCAAACTTTTTACTATATGCTTCTCTTTCTCTTTCTTTTTGTTCGGCTATTAATTTATAAGTTAAATTTCTTAACCATATAGGCATATCGTAAATAGTTAAATAATCATATCCACCATTACCATTGTAACATATGTCATGGATAGATTTAAATAAATTAAGTCTATATTCCTGAGTCAGGCCAAAAAAAGTTGGCAGTAATTGGAATAACGATGTCCTCCTCAACACCGTTTTCACTTGTGTATTTGGCTACTAATTCAACATCTGGTTGAGTTGTTTTTAGATGCTCTCTAAATGCTCTAGAATCTTTAGCTAAAAGATAATTATCAACAAATTCACGAATAACTTTTTTATCTTCATTACCGTTTACTGAAGTAATTAAATATTTTAATCTAGTAGATAATTCAGCGGAAGCGTTTTTATCAATCTTTTTAAGACCTTCAACTTCTGATTGGATTTGTTTTTCGTCTTTACCATTTAAGATTTTATAGGTAATAGTATTTCCTGTTGATGGGAAAGTATATTCAAAAGAATTAACTCCTTTAGTAACTTTAGATTCATCTAAATATCTCATAGGACATTGAGTTAAATCTACTGTAATTGTTTCATCCCCTGATTTAAAAGAATAGTCTTTACCATAACCTAATACACGAGCTGCTACCATAATAGCATTTTTATCTCCTATAATCAACTCATCATAATCGATTTTAGTAATAATAAGAGATTTTAAGAGTTTTTCAATAACAACTCCTTGTTTGATGTAATTTTGGTTGGTTAAAATATCCTCTTCTCTAGCTGTCATGTACTTCATTTCAATTGTGCCTGAAGAAAGTGGGCTAGAAGGTGGGTAAACTAAACCTTTTGAAGGTAATTCTACCGTTTCGGTAGGAAATTTAAAATCGTTCATAGTTTTTATTTATTATAACTTTATTGTCCTATATAAATATATAAGAAAAAAAGAAGCTCGCAAAAAATGCGAGCTCCTCTAACAATAATTGTACTTTTATTAAAAATTCAACACACAGTAATCTGGTTGAACGGTCATAGTTAAGTTTACAGCAGTGTTTTCAGTATCCCAACTATAATCACCAAAATTAGCTTCAGTAATCAAGGCACCTTTAATAATCCATTCTGAAACTATATCACCTACAGGTCCTAATACGTCGAATGTTAAGTCTTTCTTATAGAAATCACTATAACCATCACGTCCAGTTACTGATTCGTGGTGTAAACGTACCCATTCCATTACCGCCTGAGCTCCTGAAGGAGTGATAGGATCAAATAATGTAAATTGAATAGTACCCCAAGTAGTTTTACCTTTAACAAAACGTTGTACGTTAATATGGTTTAAAGGTACAGTACCTTGAGTTAATGTGACTGCACCAACACCTTTAATCTCATACGCTGGTATACCGTCAATATACATAATGAATCGGTTGGCCTGTTTTGGTTCAAAGGCTGTGAAAAATATTTCGTTTGGATCTAATACTGCCATTTTATTTATTTATTTGTTTTGTTATAAATATTCTGTTTTTAAAAAATTACGCTGGGAAAGTTGCTCCAGTTGGTAAGATGTTGAAGTCCAAGTAAATGAATTCAGCAGTCTTAGTTGGTTGCAAGTAAATTTGTCCTACTAATTGATTTCTATCAATTACATCTGGAGTGTTGTTACTTGAATCCATGATTACCTTGAAAGCATATAAACCTTGACGTTGTTGAACTGATTCTAAGTATGGATTAACTTGGTTCAAGAAACTTGTACGAGTTGCAATTGTGTTTTGTTCGAACACCAAGTTATTAGCAACTTGAGAGATGTAAGATTTAAGAGAAATCAACAGACGACGAACGTTTACACGATCCAAAGCACTTGCTTTAGTTTGTAATGTTTTTTGTCCGTAAACTACAACTCCAGTTCCAGGGAAAGTAGCAATTGGGTTTACTTTATTTGAATATAAAGAATCACGATTTGCTTGAGATAATTTCTTTTCAGCTCTTACTACATTACCTAATCCACCTCTGTTAATACCTGCTGGTGCGAACCAAGGTTCTGATACGCTATCGTTGTAAGAATAAACACCTGCTACCATTGTAGAAGCTGGAACCCATACTAATTGAGCTGAATCTGGATCAATTGTTTGAACCCAAGGCCAATATGATGCTGCGTATGAAGTATTTTTAGAATTTGCTGCTGTAGTTACAGTGCTAATGCTTGAGCTATATGGTGCTAAATCAACAACGTAAATATTATCACCTCTGTTTTGAGTGTTGTTAATAGCAGTTGTTACTTGAGAAGAACCTAAATTAGCTTCATTTGAGAATAAACCAGGAGTTAACAACACGTTAAATCTGTAGTCATCTTGGTTAGCTAACAAGTTAATCATATTGTTATATGCACTAGCAGAAATACCTTGAATGTTATTTACACCTGAAAGGATAGCGTTGTAGTACTTAGCTCCACCACCTGAGAATAAGTCTCCAGTAGCTCCAGTGAATGAACCACTTGCGTTAATAGGAATAGAACCTGTAAATTGTGATTTTGCATTTCCGTTATTGTCAAAATATAAAGGAGTAGGTGTATTAACAGCACTCACATAAACGTATCTTGAATTATTAGGATAGTCACCATTTACTACAACTTGGTTATCATTACTATCATATACTCTATATTGGTTACCAATTAATCTAGCTACATAGTTTGGAGCTGTTGGGTCCATTGATAAGTTAGTCCAAGTTTCTAATACTGTTTGGTTATTTGTATTATCATCACCTTGACGAATCAATAAACTAAAAGTACCAGATCCAGTATCTGAGTTTTGAATAGCCCATCTAATATTATTTTCTGATCCTGATGGATTTAGAGAACCACTAGAATCTAATGAGCAAGAACTGTTCATTATAGTACCTTGAGAAATAGTACTTAATACAAGAGCTGCAGATGCTGAAACAGAAGCTGAAATTGGGGTAGAAGCAGCAGATGTGAAGCTACCAGTTACTACTCTAGCTACTAATAAACTTTCACCACCATTGTTGAAATAGTTGTAAGCAGCAATAGAAGTAAAGTAAGTATAAACTTGGCTACCACTTAAGAAAGTAGTACCAAATTTGTTTTGGTAGTCGCTATATGAAGTAACAATTGTTGGAACTTCTACAGGACCTTTAACTGTTGGGCCAATAATAGCGGCTCCTACTGTTACGGGTTGCTGGGATACAAAAGAATTGTCGTTTTCTAGTGCTAATACGCCAGGAGATATTAATGTTTCTGCCATTTTTCTAAAATTATTTTGATTTTATTCCGTAATAAATATTACAG